CTCAACAGTAAGTGATAATAATTTAGAATTAGATATGCCACATAGTAAAAAATTATTTGCACATATGAATGAATGTTTAAGAAAGTTAGTAAAACAAGGATTAATAGAACGAAGAGATTTATTAATTCAATTTTCCAGTCCTGAATAAAATTATTTTAAAAGTAAATATAAAGTAAATATAAAGAATACATTTATTCTTAGTAAGTACATTTAAAATTCAAAATGATCTGCGAGTTCCAAGGGAGTTGGTCGTGCGTCGACAGGTAAGAAACAACGATTGAAAAACTCTTGGATATCTTGTGGGAGATCCATCGGAATTTCAGGTTGTTCACCTCGGCAAAGCAAAATTTCGGCTTCTGCGAATGGGTCATCATTCATAGGTGCTTTTCCCATTAAACAGTTCCACATAGTCGATCCAATCATCCAAGAGTCTGCTTTGCGACCATCAATTGGTCCTTGACGCAAAGCCATTTCTGGTGAAGCGAATTGATGTGTAAATGCTTCTGGAACAATCATGAAAGGCTCTTCTGCTTCAATGTATCCGACGATTAGGTCTGCGATGGCATCAATCTTTCGAACCTCTGGCATGATAAGTTCCTTCTGCACTACAGGATCTACTGGAAATGGTTTAAAGCTTCGTCCTCCAAGATCTGCGATAATCAAAAGTTCAGTATCATCTTCAACGCGAATAAGAATATTGGCAGGTTTGATATCCAAATGAGCACCTTTAACTCCCTTTGTATGGCAGTCATTAATTGCTAGAGCGATTTCTGTTGCCCATTTTTTAAAACAAGCAATTGCGTCCTCATCTCCTTCACGGATGCCTTTAATCAATCCACCTTCAGGAATTCTTGATTGTAGATCACCAACGCACACTTCTAAGTAAAATTCAACACATTTATTAGTAGTCTTTCCCATCTTCTTAAATTCAACGCATCTGCGAGATTCTTCAGAAAGAGCTTTAATATAATGAGCTTCCTTAAGTGCGATAGTTACGTTTAATCGTCTTTCCTTTGGATTTCTGCGGATCGTCTTCTTCGCCCAAATTTCTTCAACAAGATTAGGTCGTACAACAGAACAACGACGAATAGAACCAAATGAACCATGTCCAATAAATGCACCTTCAGTGACCTTGGAATGAACGGGTGACCCAACAAAATTCATTAAATTGAACGTTTGATTTGATGTAGCATCAGTTTGCCCATTACCTTGTGTAACAGCCGCTTGTCCTTCAATAGTCTGAAGATTAGGATTAGTCTTAAAGTCTATATGACCTTCAAAAACACTACCAAGAGTGCCAGTTTCAAGATTAAGAACAAAATCATCAAAGATTGGGTTTACGAATAGTGCTGGTGGTTTTTCAGTGGTCTTCATCGTCATCACAGGAGTTCCAGTCATCATAGCAGGACCTACATTAACTAAAACCTTTTTAGGCATAATATCAGTAGTTTCCATGGTATGGTCGTTTGTAATCTTTTGTTTGAGTATAGTTGATATAATCAGATGTATAGTCAATCAAAATGGTGGATAGAAATGCTAATAATCGATTTTAATTTTTATTAATCTAATTCGATTAAAACAAGAAAATGATTTCTTTAGATAAAATAAAGAAATATGGCAGAAGAAAAATTAGAATTAAATAAAATATATTTAGAAGATTGTATCAGTGGGCTAAAAAAATTAGAATCTCAATCGGCTCAATGTATAATTGCGGATCCACCATATAATGTAGGTAAAAGTTTTGGTAATAATAAGATTAAATTAACAAATAAAGAATATGTAGAATGGGCGAAACCTTGGTTAAATGAATGTAGAAGAATTTTGATGAATAATGGTACAATGTTTATTTTTGGTTTTAGTGAAATCATTCCTTATTTGACAGTTTATATTCAAGATGAATTAGATATGAAAGTAAAAACATTAATTTGGCATTATACAAATAGAACAACACCATCTTTAAAATTTTGGCAAAAAAGTCATGAAGCAGTATTATGTTGTTATAAAAATGGTACAAGACCTCATTTTAATCGTGATGAAGTAAGAGTTCCATATAGTGCAAGTTATTTAAAGAATAGTGCTGGGAAAAGAAGAACAACAACAAAAGGGCGATTTGGAACAAAAGAAACAACTTATACAGCACACGAAAAAGGTGCTTTACCGAGAGATGTAATAAAAATGCCATGTTTAGCAGGTGGAGCAGGAAAAAAGGAAAGAGTGAATCATCCAACTCAAAAACCTTTAAAGTTATGTACTTACTTACTAAAATCGTGTAAGCAAACAGAAGGATATGTTTTAACACCATTTTCTGGTTCTGGTACAGAATGTGTATCTGCGAAATGTTTAAAATTAAATTACATCGGATTTGAAATAAATAAAGATTATATAGATATTTCAAATAAAAGATTATCAGCTTTAGATGTAGTAAAAGAATTATCAAAAGAAAAAACAACAGAAGAATCAGAATAAAACAGGATATAACATAATAATTGCAAAAATTAAAATAAATATTTTAAGTATAATTTGTCTAATAGAAGAAGAATATTTGATAGGAAATTTAGATTTAGAAATAGGTTCAATAGTATGTATTAATTGAAGAGCATTAGTAACAGCAGATTCAATAGAAGTAAAAGCATAATGACTATAACCATTATGAGTTCCACAACTAAATAAATTAGTATATTTCTCAAATGGGTCTAAATAGCCGTGTTTTGTTAACATAAATGCGGAATCATTAGAAATCCATTTGTTATTTTTATATGTATTTTGATTAAGAATAGAGTGTGTAGGTTTTGGTAAGTTAGGAAATGAATCTTTAAGTTGTCTTAATACTTCATTTTTTAATTCAAGTTGATTACATTGATTAGGAGTTTTATTAATATATGATGATTTAACATGTTTACTAATAGAAGCAATAATAACTGTTTTAGAGTCTTTATGTTTAAATTTCATATAATCGGTATAAACGATATAGATGATTCCCCATTGATTAGATGGAAATCCCCAAATTTTAGGTAAGTTAATTTTTTGATTCCAGTGGAATGCGACAGTAATATATGTAAGATATCTAGATTTATATGCCCAATTTTTAACAGATTGATGTTCTCCATATGCGTGTTTAATATTAGATTTTTCAAGAAATCTAATAAGGGGTCTAGGTGGAATAGCTACAATATAATTATTAGCAGCAAGTTTAAATTGTTTATCTTTAGATTTAAATGAAGCATCAATAATAATTTTACCTTTATAATTCATATCAATAAGTTTAGTATTAAGTAAAAATTTAACACCAAGTTTTTGTAATTTTTGTTTCCAAATAGCAAATAGAGAAATATCATTAGGTAATTTTGGAATATATACACTATTTAATGAATTTTGATTAATAAGTTGAATAAATTGATAAATGGTATATCTTTTACTACTAGCCCCATCACTTAGTCTACATAAACGATCCATATAATTAATTGCCTGTTGAGAAAAGTTATATTCTTTAGCAAATTCAAGAACAGTTTGTTTTCTATTAATAGAATTAATAGTGATGAGTTTGTAAGAAAGTATAATTAATTCTTTAATGTTAAAATTTTGAATAGATTTACCAGCAATAGATAGTAGTTGATAATTATATTTTGTAAATAATTGTTGGAAAGATGTTCCTAATATATTAAGAATTTGCATAAAATTAACAAAATTATTTAAATATATTCTAGGTCCGTGTTCAGTAAATAAACCATTTTCTCTTTTAACACGATGAATACCTCCAATAGTATTTTCTTTTTCAATGACAATAATTTTTTTATTTAATTTAGCGAGATATAGTGCTAATGTCAATCCAGTTGGTCCAGCACCTACAATTATATAATCGTACATATCTTATATTGAGTATAAAGAAATTTAATATAAAATAAAATTGATAATAAAAGAAATGTAATAACTTTGGCGAAAATACAAATAAATGAGTGCCCAGAAAACTGTCTTTGAGTGTTCGGATTTACGGAGATATATAATTAATTTTATAAAACCAAAATATGTCCCTCATCGTATATGTGATATAAAATTGTGTGCTAAAATTTTAAATGATTATCAAGGGGAATTATTCGATTTTATTTATAAACATCCCCAAACAGTATATAATCCGTTAACAGATGAGAATATTCTTAATGAGAATATTTATGAATATATTTTAGCGTTCATAAAATTTTCAGATGGATTTATGAAAGTGGAACAGAGTGTAAAAAAAAAATGGCCATTAGTGCGATTATATATGGGTGATTTTGTTTTTGCGAAATATCGAAGTGATGCGATATGTGTATCAGTAGGTATAATTGTATCTCGTGGTGATGTGGATAATGAAATGGATATAAAGAAATTTTTATGGAAAGAATTTGTAAATTTAAATGAACCTTGGGTAGCCTTTTTATCGAGAAATTTTCAATTTAGAACACCAAAATAAATTCATATAGGAAATTAAAGATATATGATATTTATATTTATATAAAAAAGAATTGAAATTAATATATTTAATATTAAAAAAGATGTTTTCAAAATTAGTTTCAAAGCGTATTGGGGTTCTTAGTTCTCGCCCGCTAGTTTATCGTAGAATGTATAGAGGATTTTCATCAATCGTAGACAATCGACAGAAATATGTAGGTATGAACGGTGGTCGTATTATTTATGAGAAATTACTTGAAAATAATGTAAAGGTAGTAAATGGATTTTCTGGTGGTGCGAATCTTCCAATTTTAGATGCTTTTCATTCAGAGCATCATGGTGGAAGAACTCCAATAGAATTTGTGACAAATAGTAATGAAGGAAATACAGGATATGTAGCAGAGGGATATGCTAAAGTGTCAGGTGAACCAGGAATTGTTTTAGTTACATCAGGTCCTGGTTTAACTAATATAATCACACCTTTACAGGATGCGTTATGTGATGGTGTTCCATTAGTAGCATTTTCAGGGCAAGTTCCAACAAATGCTCCACCAGAGGCTTTTCAGTCGTGTGATTCGGTAGATTTAACGAAGCCTTGTACAAAATGGAATTATAAATTAAAGAATATTTCAGAATTACCTTCAATTTTGGATTATGCCTTCCATATGGCTCGTTCTGGGCGTCCTGGTCCAGTTCATATAGATTGTCCGAAAGATATTCAGATAAAAACTTTTACGGAAGAACATATGAAAATGAAAGAGGTGGATATAGATGGTATAAATCATAAATTAAAAGATGGTAATTTAATGTTAGAAGAGATAACAAAACTTCCTCCATTAGATAGTAAACAAATGAATAACATAGTAAATTTAATTAATAAATCTGAACGACCGATTTTATGTGTTGGTCAAGGTATAAATGATTGTCCCAAGGAGTTATTAGAGTTTGTAGAAAAGACAAATATTCCAGTAACAACAACTTTACATGCTTTAGGTGCTTTTGATGAAAGACATCCATTAGCATTAAATATGATAGGAATGCATGGTCACCCTTCAGCAAATTATATGATACAAAAGGCAGATTTAGTTTTAGCTTTTGGTAGTCGTTTTGATGATAGAACGGTAGGGAAATTAGCTTCTTATGCTCCAAATGCGAGAGAGGCAGAAGCTGAAGGAAAGGGTGGTTTTGTACATGTAGATATTCGTCCAACAGAGAAAGATAGAGTAGTAAAGGTAACAGAGTTTGTAAATTCGGATTGTAAGACATTTTTAAGAGAATTAAATGGAAAGAAATTTGAGGAACGTCAAAGACCAGATTGGTTAAAAATGATGAAAGGATTTAAAGAAAAATATCCAATTACAATTCCAACTTTTGCTGATGGAAGTTTATCAGTACAAAAAGTAATTGAGAAAATGAATACTCAAATAGATTCATATCGTGATAATTGTTTATTTTCCACAGGTGTAGGTGTTCATCAGATGGTAGCCGCCCAATTAATTACTTGGACAAAACCACGTTCAATGTTATCTTCGGGTTCTTTAGGAACAATGGGTGTTTCTTTAGGATATGCGATAGGTGCAAAATTAGCAGATGATACAAAGACAGTAATTTCGATAGATGGTGATGGAAGTTTTAACATGACAAATACGGAATTAAAGACAATAATGGATTTACAGATTCCTGTAAAGATTTTACTATTAAATAATAATTCAGAAATGATGGTAGAATATTGGCAGAAATTATTCTTTGATGGTCGTTATGTTTCAACAAATAATGAGAATTGTGATTATAATAAATTAGCTGAAGCTTATAATATTTATAACTTATATTGTGATAATGAAAAAGATTTAGATATAAAGATGAATGAATTTTTGGATTATAAAGGTCCAGTTTTATTTCATGTAAAGATACAAAAAACACCTTGTCTTCCATTAGTATCTCCTGGTAAATCAATTGATAATATGATTTTAGTAGATGATATGTATACTGAAATTGATAAAAGTGAAGTACCAAGTTAATAAAATAAAAAAAAATTAAAATTGATTATAATTCGTATTAAATAACTGATATAAAGATTTAAATAACGACTTTAATTGATATAAACATTATATTTTAATAATATTAAATATGCCGCGTAAAAAGAAAGGTAATAAACAAATTAAAATGACTCTTGGACAATTTACACAAGCAATTGGAAATACGAATCATAATGATCGTGGTCTTCCAACTGGTCCAAGTCTTCCAAGTTGTCCATCTGGACAACGTCAAAATGGTTCTAAACATAATTATGAGGAAGAAAAGAATTGGCGTGGAACACGTGTTCCTGTATCTCGTGAAAGTAAACCAGAAGAAGTGAATAAGGCCGATGTGGATATGAATTGGCGAAAATCTCAACCCAAAAGAGAGCAACCCAAGAATTCCCGTTTTTCTCGTTTTTCTAATGGAAAAAATTTTCGTTCTAAACAAGGAAGTGATTCTAAAAATGGTATGGATAAGTTTAATTCATTTCGTCGTAATGGAAATACGAATCGTTCTGATGAAAATTCATTTCGTCGTAATGGAAATACCAATCGTTCTGATGAAAATTCATTTCGTCGTAATGGAAATACCAAT